GCGTAAAGGAATCCAAAAACAACTTGGCGCGGTTGGAGTTCACATGCTCATCATCAATCGAGGAAGCAAGGAACACAACGCCATCAACGACCACACCGAGGTAAGTGTCCTTCAGATACAGGATGGTATCGTTAAGAGAATATGTTGTAGGTTCAACCACGTACTCCACGGTAGCCGTCAGATTGGCAATAGGCCGGGGGTAGAGGAAGAACTTGGTAGCGTTCCTCGGATGGCGAATAAAATTGAACGGTATTCCCGCCGGGTCAGACACCCATTGTGGATAAGCCCGTTCAAGAATTTCCCGCTCAACCTCATTCACCGAATTGTAGTTATCTATATAGAAAATCTGAACAAGCCGGTGAGCATCCGATGGTAGGTCCTGAATGACCGTATTACCAGTGAGCGGAACACTTGTGATATTCGTAAACAAAGTCGGACGAAACACCGCCATCCGCTTTAGCGTCTGGTTCACATACCCGACAAGGTCTGTGTCGCTATAGCGATACGGTGATTGTGTATCCTGAAGGAGCTTACGCGCCTCCACGATTACGTCCGAAGGTGTCACGTTGGCAGACCCCTAGAAGCCTCAGCATTGAGGGCTTCATTAGTATAACCCGGTTCTTCTGGGATGTCAGCCGTAAATAAATTCACAGGTTCGGCTTTCTTACGAGTGCGTTTAGCAGACACAGCTTCAATCGCCGCAACCGGGATGAATCGCTCGGGATAAGCCTCCTCCTCAGTCACCTCATACAGAATCGGGTTCTGAGCCAGGATGGGGTCCCACTCAAAAATCCACCCATCCTTACGGCTTTTAAGGTATCGGATAGTCATTCACTTCTTCCTTCCAGAAGGGGTAACGGGCCACGACTGCCGGGCAGGGCCTGTCTTACGCGCCGCCATAGTCTGCTTCTGTGAGGAAGTCATCTTAGCGGCTGCGGCCTTTGGCCTGCAAGCAGGATACCCGCGAGTATCCTTGGCACCGGATCGACCACATGGCTTCCCGGTCTTTACATCAACCCACTTCTCACCAAACCACTTACCGAGACCGCCCTTAGCCACGTTTGGATACCCGGTTGTCCGAGCCTCCCCACGTACCGCCGCGCTTCTTGTACTCCTTCGCAGCCCACGCATTAGCATAGGCGCTCGGGTACACCTTGAACTTAGCCTTGGCCTCAGCCTTCACGCGAGACCAAAGGGAGGGGTTCTTGGGGATCGACGCGGCCATCAGCAATTCCAAGCCCGCAGGCTCTTATTGATACGGCTGTTGGGATCATTGGCCGTCTTGGCGCTGGTCAGCTTCTTCTTCATCCCTTTCATCCGGGCACAGAAGCTGTCGCGGCGAGGACCGCCTTCGGGTTGAGGGGCCTTCAACCCTGGCTTACCTGGGTTGGCCTTGTTGTAGGAAGCGCGCCCCTTGGCGTTCAGACCGCCCTCCGGGTTCTTACCTTCCTTACGCTGCCATGCAGGGGTCTTGGCCATTAAGCGATCCTCTCGACCACGACGATTGCGGGGGGAGTAGAGGGAATCGCAGGTGTCACACCCGGGCTCGCCGCCACGGCAGCGACGTAGTGTAACGTCACGTCGATATCTTCCGGGTACCAGTACATCTCTACATAGTCATTAGCAGCCACGGTTTCAAAAATTTCATATGCTAGTAAGTAAGTACCGCCATCAGTGAGCTTTGGTATAACTGCCCGAGCACCCGTAGCGGCAATATTAGTGCCGTTCTTAGCAAACCACACCGTTACATCATGGTCGTTACTATCAGCATTGCGAAGTTGGAGGCTCGCATTGAACCGATACGTGCCCGCTACGGCTAGCGTGATGCGACTGTTACTGGCAACAGTGATACCGGCGCCTGTCACGGCGGCGGTCGCCCACTTGACCGCCGTGCGGTCTGTAGTGCTGCCAGTCTGATCAGTAGTCCCCGCATCGTAGAACGAGGCATAGGCCCGATTGGTGACGGTGTTGAACGGCACGGTGCCGGAGGTGATGGCCACCTTAGGCAGGATGATGGAACCGGTGCCCTTCGGCGTGAGCGTGATGTCGATGTTGGTATCGGTCCCATCCGCCGTTAGCGTTGTGCCCGTCGCATCAAGGTGCGCCGCAGCGTTGACCGTGCTGACCGTGGTACCAGAGATCGTCGTGAACTGAGCCGTGGGGATCACCACCGCGCCAGTGCCGTTGGGGGTGATGTTGATGTTGCCGTTGGTGTCGGTTGAGGAGATCGTGTTGCCATCAAACTTCAGATTATCAACAGACGCAGAACCTGTACCAACCTTGAGGGCTGTGGCCACGCCCGTGGCGCTATAGACCACTTTCTCAGATGCCGCTGGACCCCCATCAACATGAAGGAGCTGGCTGTAAGTATCCTTGATCTTACTACCAGTCAGGTTTGTGGGCATCACGTAGCTCCTGAGTAAAAAGGAGAATAGGGGCCTAAGCCCCTATTCATTAAGACACGGTTGCGCTGAACGGCGTAGCTTCAGAACCGGTAGCGATAACAGTGCCAGTGACGCTGAAATAACCAGCAGCCACATCAACAATGTTGATACGCTCACCAATCTTCACCGAGCCGGTCGTGGTGCGGTTCAATGTAATCGTATCGCTCGCAGCCACGGTGCCAAATGTCGTGGCAGTGCCATCGGCATTATCAACCACGGTCAACGACCCAGACAACACATCGGTCGCATTGGCCACCTTGATCACATGGCTGTTGCTGGTAGCAAGAGCCTTGGTCACAAAGGTGTACACGTTACCCGTACCGGTTGCCGCAGGAAGCGTCACAGTGGAACCTGTAGCGGTATCCAAAGCGATGATCTTCCCGGCATGGGAGGCAGCGGTCACAGTCAAAGTTGAACCGGCGGAAACCGGAACAGCAATGCTGGTAACCGTACCAACCACGAGGCTATCAACCTTCGCTTCAATAGCGCGTAGGTTAGACTGCGTAATACCCGTATAGAGAGCCATGATCTATCTCCTGTTGGAGATGGGGGCCGAAGCCCCCACCGGGTTATGCGCTTGGGATGCTACCCTGATCGGCGCCCATGTCGATCACAGCAAGCTGAATCTTCACGCGGGCCGTATCAACGCTGTTGCTGTTCATGGTCAGCAGCACGTTGGTAGCAGCCGTAGCAAGATAAGCCGCCGTATCAGCATAGCCGCCAACAGCACCAGCCGTGCCATTCAGATCGAACCCGTCGATCCAGAAGTCGGTGGTACCGCCGCCGATACCAACATCAATGTTGGCAGCAGCGCCCTCAGCCTTCACAAGCACCGCAGAGCCGTTCAGAACGAACGTACCCTTCGGCAGCGTGCAAAGAACCAGGGTGTCGGTAGAGGCCAGTGCAGCCACACCCGCCGCCGAACGCGCAGCCGCAATCTTAGCAAAGTCGAGATCAATCTCAACTACCGTGAAGCGGTTGGTGTAGGTGGACGGGTAGGCTGTGGAGCCCTTATTAAAACCGTAGGAGTCAGTAAATGCGGTCATGTCGGTGCTCCTTAGGCGAAGGTCACAACGGCCTGGGACAAGGCTTCAGGCTTCACAACCTTATAGCCATAGACCTGGAGGCCACGGATGATGTCACCGAAGGTCGTTTCGGAGCGGATCGATTCCATCTCAGTCATCTGAGAAGCAAACGTCAGACCCATCTTCGTACCAGCGATGATGTTGTACTTCCCGCCAGTGTCAACCTTTAGGTTATGGCTGACATACAGCGTGAAGCGATCCACCATGCCAAGGCGACCATTGCGGATCACGGAAATACTGTCACCAACAAGAGAAGCATCCTTCAGCTCGGACTTCTTGATCAGACCGGCCATGCGGGCCGGAATTACCAGGAAGCGACCAGCTTCAGGGCAGTTAGCTTCATCAAGCACGGTGCCCATATCCACAATCAGATCGAGCACGGAAGCAGTGCCACCAGCGCCATCCTTAGACACAGACAGCGGAGAAGCGGTCGTGCCGAGGTTGAACGCGGAAGACACCGCACCAGCGGTGGCGCCCTTGTTACCAGACGCAATGTCCGGCAGCATGTCGGTCAGAACGCGCTGGTCGATCTTGATCTTCATCTGCTCAGAAGCATCCTTGGACCACAGGTCCATCAGCTTCACATCAGACTGAACGCGATCAATATCATCCTCAACGCAAGCGAAGTATTCGCCCTTGTCGATAACCAACTGGAGCTTCGGCTTGTCGGGGTTTTCCACGACAAGATTTTGCCCCTTGACGTAATCGCGGATCGTGATGTTCGGGGTCGTACGGATATTCACCGTATCACCCTGATTACGAATCTCGCCTTCGTAGTCAGTGTTGGAAATCGCCGCGAGGACCGTGGCGTCATAGAAGTTTTCGATCAGTTTGCCGGACCAAATCTCAGGGATGAAATTCCCCGAGTAGTTGGGACGGCCAGGAGCAACAGGGAAGCTCATAGCTTATCTCCATTTAACCATTTGCGACAATGCGATTCTCCCGCTGTGCGGAAAAGATATCGCGCTCGATACGGTCGCGTTCAGATTCCTTACCCCGATAAACACCCTTACGAACATCATCAAAGAACTTGGCGATATCCTTATGGGAATAGGTCTTCGATGCTTGTGTAGAGGGGACACTGCCCCCGCGACTACGCCCCGGAGCTACCTGCTTATCGAGTTGGGAATCCACTACGCCCCGATTTGGTTGAGCAACAGATCGACCATTTGAACCTTCCCAGGCAGTGAAGAAAGCAGCAACACGGCGCACATCGAGGTTACGCTGAGCATCATCAAGGTAGGTCTGCCGGGTAAGCCCGGTCAGAGGATCAACCTCAAGCAGCCAACTATGGAAGTCTTGGCTGGCGTTAATATCACGCCATTCAGGGACCACCGTAGCTAGTTCGCTCCAAAAAGCCTGCTCAGCCGTTACAGCCTGACGTTGAGCGACCTGCTCAACACGAGGAACTACATTGGTCTGCAACTGGCGAACCACTTGCTCCAACTCGGCAACCCGGCGGTTAGCCGCCGAAACCTCCTCACGAGTCACACGACGCATGACTTCGATGGAGTCGCCATAATCCTCGACATCCTTATCAGTCACCAACCGCTCAGCCTGAGCATAAGTGGTCGGAGCCGGTGCGGATAACGTAGATAGTAACTGCTCTAGTTGTGCAACCCTATTACTAAGCTGCTGATTTTCTGTCCTAAAGCGGGCAGTATCAGCATTATACATACCCTGAAGGGTGCGATAACGCTGTTCAGCAGTGCTGTCGTCGCTACTGGTGTCGGATCGCCTTTGCTCGTTAGGCGCCGACTCGGGTGCAGTATTAGCTTCACTGTCGGCTTGCCCAGCCTGTACGCCGGTCGCACCCGTAGTCTCATCCGCAGGAGCGGGAGCCTCGTTGGTGTTACCTTCAGCATACATCTTTGCAATAGCCTCAGATTGCCGTCTAACCTGCTCAGGAATGGTCACAGAACGCTCCTCATCGGTGTGCGTGGTTAAATGGCCGCTACCCCTTCCGAGGTTGTGCCGCCATATCGGGTGAATCCTGTACTAACTTGCATAGCTCTGTCAACACCTGACACCTCCCCTGCGCGATACCGACATTAGCAGGAGATGTGAACAATAACTGGTCCATCTCCTTCTGCCGCCACTCTTGCAGCCAAGGGGCTATGGTGTTGCTCATCCTAGCAAGCGCCAGAATAATGTCCTGGGGAGGACGGGTCATACAGCCACCCCAGTATTCCTATTAGCCACCAGATTCATCTGGGGCTGACCGCCGCCACCCTGAGGGGCTTGCGGTTGTTGCTGTTGCTGCGGTGCAGCAATCTGAGCCTGCGCCTTCGCACGGGTCTCAAAATCAAGGGTCTCACGCGATGGGACAATATCATCCACCGGCATCTGAAGCCCTTTGGCAATCTCCCGCAGGATCGCGGCTCGACCATCAACCCCAATGATCTCAAGGTCCACGGGATTAGCTGTCGCGTTGAGGAACTCCACGCGCCGAGCGTTGACAGTCTCGCGTACAGCCAGATTGACAGCACCACGGGGTATGATCTCCGCATCACCCTTGATGGTCTCGTCAGGATCATAGCGCATATTATAGACAAACTGACGTTTAACTACTTGTTTTGTAACGTCATTATCAATGTGCATGACCACCTGACGGATACCCTTACCGGCAGAACCCATCAGCATAGACAAACCGGAGGCAGTGCGCCCAGCGCCGCGTACATCCACATCCCCGTAGATATAAGCTGGGATACCCGAATGATCATCAGCCAAGCGACTAAACCGCTCATACACAGCCATCAGGGTGTTGGCATTGTCGTTAGGCTGATTGAACCGTACCGCTGGAGCCGAAGAACCCAGGGGATCATTCAGCGTCTGCCAAATCTTCCACGGGTACATCTGAGTGATGTCTTCGTTGGGCGGGATGCGGTCAAGATTAACCTCAACCTGCGGGCCAGATGCCACGGCCATATTATTAACGAGAGCCCGCGCTGACGCATTACAGATATTCTGTAAATCTTCGATAATCTCAGGGATTCCGCGACCCCAAAATGCGCCCGGAGTCTTGATAAAAGAAGTCTTAGCATAGGGCTTCTCACCCAGCGGATCATAGTTCAGCACAGCCTTGACTACGTAGTTACCTACCAGCCAAACATTTGCGTCATACTCACGGGCCTCATCCGGCACCTCAACAGCGTCCATGCCCCACTCACGGAGCATCTTGCCGCTGACCTTGCCCCAGAACTCAAGGGCATCAAACAGGTCAGTTGGGCGCATCTCGGTGTAGTATTTACGCTCCTCCTCCTCACGCTGCATCTCAATGGTATCAGACACCCAGGACTGACCCGGGCCTTCCTCCAACACCTTGCGGATAGCGCCGTCATCATACCCCGGCACCCCAATGAGATCAGCCAGAGCGGTGCGGCTGAGGCGATGATGCTCAAAGATATACCCATCATTGAGCCGTGTAATGCCCGGCTCAGGATAGATATTGAACGGATCAACCCGCTCAAACTCAGGCGCCAGTCGCTCACTAGCCTCGACTATGGTGCGCCCATCAGGACCCTTGATCCAACCCAGATGCCGCTGACGGCGTACAATCGGCCCCTTTATGAAGGCACACGGGAAGGTCACCAGATCGGTTAGAAACTCATTGAACGCATCGGCCCAGCCGCCTTGAGCAAACTGATCGTCAATGCGAATTTTCATCTTATCAATACGATTCTGCGCTTCCTGAAGCATACGGAATCGAAGCTGTTGGGCCACCATCTCGCGTAGCCCAATCATCTGCTCCTTGTTAGGAGCCTGACCCGACTGTTGGATCATAGCCATTACCTGCTCGGCAAAGGCTTCTTGAATCTCAACATCACGTTCAGGGGACAGATCAGGAATAGGCGTAGGTTGAATATCCCACGGAGGAGTACCTGTATCCATGAGGATATCACGCAGCCAGCTTTCAGCCGCACGACACTTCACTTCAGTCAGCATCATATAAACTTCAGAGCCGCCCTGATTGCGAATGGCTTGGAGCTTATCTGCTTCATACTCGCCGTTGCGCTGCCGCAAGGCTTTAAGCATGGAGTTATTGATGGGCTCTTTGGCGATACGCGCCGCGTCCCAGCATTCCTTGATAAACGCCGCTAGGCCAATAATCAAATCGCTGTTCTGCCTAGCCTGAACCTCAGCATCCATGCGCTCACGCTCAACGCGATCAATCTCAGTATTGCTGACAACGCGAAGTATGGAGAGCCCTGGCATGGATTACACGCTGCTCGCAGGGCCGCGAAGGACAAGATAGATATCAACAGCATCGGATGTGCCGCCGCTAATCGCAGGGCGTAAGTAAACCGCAGAGCGGCTAAACTCAAACTGCCCGGCTGCTGTGGCACTCACGGTGGTACCGTGCACATCCTTGATATCAGCATAAGTCGTACCGTCATTCGATGTCTGCAACTTCACAGTCGCACCACCAAAGGTACCAGCGAACTGCACCGATGCGTTAGTAGCAAGCCGACCATGCACAGCATAAGCAGTAATGGTATCACCCGTAGCGACATTCTCCCACAGGAGATAGGGAATACCTTCAGCGGTGCGGCTAAGGACCGGGGAGACGGTGGCCATAATAAATCCCTCTACGGCTCAGTTTGGGTAAACCTAGCGAGCTTCACCGCACTTTGCAAGAGATAACAAAAACCCCCTCCCACTGAGGCAGCAGCGGAAGGGGGCAAGTCGGGGAGGAATGGACAAACGAGGAGAACGCACCCCCGGAAAACCGGAGACACAAGATATAGTATCAAGTCCAACCGACAGACGCAATACCTTTTATCTCCCGCCGGAGGTGGGCCGTTGACCCCTCATTTACGTTGGCGATGTGAAGCATCAGGTACTG